GGCCGAGATCAACCAGGTGGAGGCCTCCAGCGCCTCCCTCTTCGTCTCAGGCTGGCGCCCGTTCGTCGGCTGGGTCTGCGGCCTGGGCCTGGCCATGCAGTTCCTGGTCGCCCCCGTGGTGGGCTTCCTGGCGTCCATGATGGGCCGGCAACTCGCCGTTCCGGCCCTGGACATGAGCACCCTGCTCACCCTCCTGTTCGGCATGCTTGGCCTGGGCGGCATGCGGACCTTCGAGAAGATGAAGGGCGTGGCGCGGTCCTAAGCCGCCACCGAGAGGCCGATCGCGTTCACCGCCCCCCGGAGATAGTTCGGGTGGTGGTGCGCGTAGGTGCGCTCGACGGTGGCCAAGGTGTCACCCAGCACCCCGGCGATCTTCCACATGTCCACCCCGGCCTGGGCGGCCCAGGTGGCCCAGGTGTGCCTCAGGGTGTGCGGCGTCACATCCTCGAGGCCGGCCCGCGCCACCGCCCGGTCGAACGCGGCGCGCACGGATCCGGGGTGGTCCAAGAGGTAAGCGCTCGAGGCCTCCGACATCATGCGCTCGAGCACGGGACGCAGCTCGTCGGAGATCGGCACCGGCGGGCGGCGCTTCTTGGTCTGGCGCCGGCCGGCGGGGTTCAGGCGGATCAGGCCATTCTCCAGGTCGATCTGGTCTTTCTTCAGCTCGAGGATCGCCGTGCGCCGCGAGGCGGTCATGAGGGCCAGCACTATGAAGCGATAGACCCGCGGAAGCCGGCCGTCGCCGCCCTTGGCCTGGCGCGCCGCCTCCAGCAGCCGCGTGGCCTCTTCCTTGGTCAGCCAGCGGTCCTTCGGCGGCGACGGCGGCGGGAGCTCGACGCGGGGCGCGTCGTCCGCCTTCACGCGCCTGGCGCGCACGGCATGGCGGACAGCCGCCACCAGGACGGACAGCTCGCGGGCGATCGTCCCATCCTTCGAGGGCTTCCCCAGGTCGCCGGCCCGCCGCCGGCGGACGTAGGCGGCGACGTCGGCAGGATCGACCTGGCGGACCTCCATGTCTCCGAAGTGCGCGACCAGCTTCTGGATCGCGTAGCGCTGGGTGTCCCGGCCGACCACCTTCTCGAGCACATGCTCATGCCAGTAGTCCTCGCCGTCCGGCGCCGCCGGATCCCCCAGGATGTCCCGGACCAGCAGGATCCGGGTCTTCACCAGCTCGCGATATGCCTCGCGGTCATGCTGCATGAGGAAGCGCGCCAGATGCTTCTGGGCCTCGCGGAAGTCCGGCGTCCCGGTCGAGCGGCGGCGCGAGCGGCCGTTCTCCGTCCATGCTATGTCATAGGTCCCGTGGCGATTGGGCGCCAGATACGGGCCGCGGTTCGGTCTAGGCATGCGATCTCCTCCAGATTGTCGCGCCGGCAGAATATCTGCGTTGCGCGTCCATGAGTAGTGATTTTATCGACCGCGTTCCCCATGATGGGGTTGACCCAAATCACCGGCCCGGCGACCTTGGCGCTCCCTTCACAAAGCAGGAAAGGACCCATGCAGATCCACAGGCTGTTTGCCGACGCAGTCGGCGCCGGCGCAGGGTGGAGCGAACGCTCCAAGCACCATGCCCTGGCCGACATGCTGACCCGCCACGGCCACCCCATCAGCCCGCGGGCGACCGAGAAGTGGTTGGTGCGCGGGAATATCCCCTTACGGTGGCTCCCCCTGATCGTCGGCGCAGCCGGCGCCGAAGGCCGGGCCATCGTGCTTAACGACTACCTTTGAGGAACTGATGACAGAGCAACCCATCCCCAACCTGGCCGATCTGAACGACCGGCTGGCAGCGCTGAAGGCCCAGGAGGCCGACATCAAGGCGCGCCTGAAGGAGGTGACCGGCACCATCGAGTTGGTGACGGCCCTGGACGTGCAGAAGGCGATCACAGCCAGCGGAAAGACCCATGGCGTGGTCTATACCGACCCCATCAACGGCGGCTTCGGGACCAACCGGACCTTCACCGGCAAGGTGGACATCGCCAAGAAGGTCAAGTGGGACAGCGAGAAGCTGCTGAAGGTGGCCATGGAAATGCCGTGGTCGAAGGTCCAGCGGCTGTTCAAGCTGGAAGTCTCGGTCCCCGAGCGGACGTATGACGGCATCCAGGCGGTCGATCCCGACCTCTTCGCCAAGATCGAGGAGGCCCGGACCGTGGAATACTCCGCTCCGAAGATCACCCTGATCGAGGAGGACTGAGGTGGCCCTGCACATCATCACCGCCGACGAGCGGCTGGCGGCCCGCACCAAGGTCAACATCGCCCTGTTCGGTCCGTCCGGCGTGGGCAAGACCTTCCAGGCCCACACCCTGGACCCGGAGAAGACCCTGTTCCTGGACCTCGAGGCCGGGACCCTGGCCATCCAGAGCTGGAGGGGCGACGTCATCGACGTCCGCACCGAGAGCCAGAAGATGGGCGTCCACCCGTGGGAATTCGCCCGGGCCCTGGTCTGCCTTCTGGGCGGCCCGGATCCCGCGGCGCCGGCGGAGAGCCCCTACTCGCGCCAGAGCTTCGAGCTCTACCAGACGGCCATCGGCCCGGCCGACATGTTCGACCGCTATGACACCGTCTTTGTCGACTCCATCACGGTCGCCTCGCGCATGGCGCTGGCCTGGTCGAAGACCCGGCCGGAGGCCTTCAGCGAGAAGACCGGCAAGCCCGACAATCGCGGAGCCTACGGCCTCCTCGGGCAGGAAGTGGTCGCGTGGCTCACCGCCGCCCAGCACATCCGGTCGAAGAACATCATCACGGTCGGGATCCTCGACGCGGTGAAGGACGACTTCGGTCGCATGACCTACGAGCCCCAGATCGAGGGCTCGAAGGCCGGGCGCGAGCTTCCGGGCATCTTCGACCAGGTCATCACCATGGGCCTGTTCGACGTGTCGTCCGGGACCCCGATGCTGGACCTGCAGAAGGGCACCGAGCGCGGCTTCGTCTGCCACCAGAACAATGGCTATGGCGTCCCGGCCAAGGACCGGAGTGGCCGCCTCGCCGCCATCGAGCCCCCAGACCTGGGCGCCCTGATCCGCAAGATCCAGGACGCCCCCCGTCTGGACCAGCCCAACTTCTCCCACCCCGCCACAACGGCATAAAGGAACCGTTCAATGATGAACTTCTCTCAGGGCGCCGGCCAGAGCACCGGCAGCGACCTCATTCCCAATGGCCAGCTGGCCTGGGCCATCCTCACTGTCCGGGCCATCAAGGCCTCGCAGTCGGGCGGCCAGTATCTCGACATCGAGCTCACGCTCGAGGAGGGCCAGCCCTTCGGCCGCCGCAAGATCTGGGACATGATCGGTGACCCGATGTTCTCGGGCAACAGCGAGGCCTACCGGCAGATGGGCCAGGTGGCCATCGCCCGCATCCTCGAGTGCGGTCGCGGCGCCGGGCCGAACAACCCGGGCGGCTATGTCATCCAGTCCTATGACCAGCTCAACGGGCTCCGGGTGGCCATCAAGATCGGCGTCAAGAAGGGCACCGGCGGCTACGACGACAAGAACAACGTGGCCGAATACCTCACCCCCAACCCGGCCTCGCAGTCGGGCCACAAGGGCTTCGTGAAGCTCCAGGCGGGCGAGCACCACATTTCCGGCGGCAAGCCCCAGCCGGCCGTCTCCGGCTTCCAGCCGGCGAGCGCTGGGTTCCAGCCGGCGCCTGGGATTGCCATTGGTCCGTCACGGGCTGAACCGGCGGGCGCTGGGTTCACCCAGGCCCAGCCTCAGCCGGCGGCTCCGGCCGCCCCGAGCTGGGGCTCTCAGCCCGCCGGTCCCGCCGCTGGCTTTGGTGGCGCGCCCGCCGCGCCGACCAACCCCGCGCCCTCCGGCTGGCTGGCCCAGGCGAACGCCCAGCCCGGCGACGACGAGATCCCGTTCTAGAGACCGCCGATGAACGTCGCGCCGCCCCTGGCAGAATACTGGACCTTCGAGGCCGCGCGCATGCGCCTCGAGGCCGGGGGCGGCGCGGCTACCCACGGGGACATAGAGGACATGAACGAGCTGGCCAGCGCCGGCTCAACCCGGATCCGGCTGTGGGCGCGGGTCTATCTGGAGCGGGTCCTGAGGACCAGCATCAACATCGAGGACGAGCATGAAGCTCCGAGCGAGACAGGTCGCCTTCCGTGACCGCTGCATCGCCGCGCTGGACGAGCGCGGCAACACCCTGGGTGTGGCCCCCACCGGCGCCGGCAAGACGGTCATGATGTCTGCGGTGGTCGGCCACTACACCAACGACGACGCGAGCGCGCTCATCATCCAGCACCGGGACGAGCTGGTGATCCAGAACCGCCGGACCTTCGAGGCGGTGAACCCGAAGGCCACGACCGGCATCTTCACGGCATCGCGGAAGGAGCGCGGCTACGCCGCCACCTTCGCCATGATCCAGACCCTGTCGAGGCCAGAGAACCTGGCCAAGGTCCCGACGCCGGACGTCCTGGCGATTGACGAGGGGCATCACGCCGCCGCCGACAGCTTCCGCCGGACCATCGACCATTTCCAAAGGCTGAACCCCAAACTGAAGCTCTTCCTGACGACGGCCACGCCCAACCGGGGGGACAAGAAGGCCCTGCGCGGGATCGTGAACAACGTCGCGGACCAGATCACCCTGCGCGAGCTGATCGAGGCGCGCCTCCTGGTGCGGCCGCGGACCATGGTGGTGGACGTCGGCGTCCGGGACCAGCTCGCCGGCGTGAAGCGCACGATCGCTGACTACGACATGTCCCAGGTCGAAGAGATCATGGACAAGGACGTGGTCAACGAGAAGGTGGTGGGCGAGTGGGCCAAGGTCGCCGGGGACCGCCAGACGGTGGTCTTCTGTTCGACGGTGGCTCACGCCATGCACGTCCGGGACGCCTTCAGGGAGGCCGGCTACAGCGCGGAGACGGTGCACGGGGACATGGGCGAGGCGGATCGGCGCCAGACCCTGGAGCGCTACGACAGGCGCGAATTCCAGGTCATCACCAACGTCGCGGTGCTCACCGAGGGGTGGGACCACCAGCCGACGAGCTGCGTCATCCTCCTGCGCCCATCCTCCTACGCCTCGACCATGATCCAGATGATCGGCCGGGGCCTGCGTCTGGTGGACCCGGAGCGGTATCCCGGCGTGGTGAAGGACGACTGCATCGTCCTGGACTTCGGGACGTCCATCCTCATGCACGGCGCCCTGGAGCAGCAGACCAACATCGACCAGGCCGGCACCAAGGACTGCCCGGGGTGCAGCAGCACCGTCCCGGCCCAGACCCGGGACTGCCCCATCTGTGGCCATGAATTCCCCCGCGAGGAACGCGAGGCCGTGGCGGCGGAGGGCGCCGAGGAAGAGAAGCCCGAGCGCCAGGCGCTCGCGGACTTCGTCATGACCGAGATCGACCTCCTCGAGGACAGTCCGTTCCGATACGAAAGCCTGTTCAACGGGCTGGCCATGGTGGCCACGGCGCTCGAGGCCTGGGTGGCGGTGGTCCGCTACCATGGCCGCTGGGCGGCCTTCGGCGGCGGGAAGATGATCGGCATGAAGATGCTGGCCAACAACCTGGACCGCTTCGTGTCCCTGGCGGCGGCCGACGACTTCCTCCGGATCCACGGCGACAGCGACGTGGGCTCGAAGTCGAAGCGCTGGCTTTCGCAGCCGGCCAGTCCGAAGCAGCTCGAGCTCCTGGGGCTGGACGCCATGTCCGGGATTGGCGTGACGAAATACCGGGCCGGCTGCCTCCTGCAATGGAAGTTCAGTGAGCGGGTCATCCGCAACCACCTCGAGCGCGCTCACGCCCAGCTCGCCGCGTGACCGGCGAGCAGCCTTGCCGCGAGTGCGGCGCCTTCGGAGCTCATGGCCTGGGACCGCCCCTGGCGGCCTGGCAGGAATGGCTCTGCACCTTTCATTGGTATCGGGATCCCCGAGGCCAGGCCATGATCATTGCGCGGGTGGCCGCCGCCGGACAGGACGAGGACATTGACCATGCCTTTAACCGGAAATAACCTTGGCCCCGAGGATGATTTGGCCCCCGCCAGGGGCTGCATCCATGGCTTCGTGATCGTCTGTGCGATCTGGACGGCGATCGTCGCCGTGATCTGGGCGGTGATGCGATGAGCGAGGAAGGAATGGACTTCAGACCAAACCCGGA